TTTTGCTTTTGATAGTCAGCTTTTTCTTGAGCTGTCTTAGATATATTACTGCCCTCGGTATTAACACTTCCTGGGCCAGTATATTCTTGAAGTTTACCTTGATTGAGATCAGTTAGCCCGGCTAACCTTTTAATGTCGTTTAGTTCGTCCATTATTTTTTCTTCTTACGTTTTGGAAATGGACTAGTCTTGTTTGTATCACCTGGCTCACAACTACTGTCTTTAACAACCGGAGTAATATTAGTGCCAACAGCTTTACAGGCTTTTTTAACCATTTCTTGTTCTTGTTTTGTGTAAGGCATAGCAAAGTTACTGCGACCAATCCAACTTTCAGCATCTAATTCTGGGATATTAACACCATCAGTAGTTGCAGAAGCCATCATTACACGGTTAAGATCGTAAAATCTATCATTTGCTGTAGCAAACTTGTTAGATCTATTTAATGTACTTTTTTGATCTGCTGGTAGTTTACCCACACGTTTTTCAATGATAAAGTCTTTTGCTCTCATTAGTGTGCTTTCTTTTGATGTTTTAGTCTATTGATATCATCAGTATGCTGTTTATCAACAACATCTTGTGCGGCAATTTGTGCATCTTCAATATCATTTTCTTGATCTAATCGTTCTATTTCTTTGGACAGTTCAATAGCAAGTGCGGCTAGTGGATCACCTTTTGCTTGTCCTTTATTTTTAATAGTTGTTCTTAATAACTCAACTCTTGTTTTAGGATCTGTAACCTTTTTTAATAGTTCGTCAGCTTGATCTTCGCTGATAACGCCACTTAGTCTTAGAATGTCAACTGTTTCTTTTACTTTACTCTCACGTTGTAATAATGAATGTGTGCCTTGTTTAGTTTTTGCTAATGATAGTAGGTCGTCTTTATCTAATGGACCAATTGAATCCACGTCTTTGCGTGTAGGCATACCTAAATCAACCCATAACTTAAATTCTTCATCTGTTGGTGTTGAGTATGGTGACCAATCCATTGATACTTCTTTACCATCTTTAGTAGCACTATGAGATATTTTTCTATTGTCATCATAGTCAATTATTTCTGCATCGTATGTCCAGCCTTTGTAGTCTGCTGGATCGTTTAGTCCTTCTGTTATACCAAAACGTTTTTCTAAGAAGTCTTTATCATAACTATCTAAAAACTCTTCATAGTCTTCATCAAAGTATGGTAGTGAGTTAGCAAAATCTTTTAATAGTCCTTTTTTAGCCAGATATTCTACTGCGTCAATTGCTACTGCGTCTTGATAACCTTCTTTATCATCAAAGAATACTCTCAGCATGTTAAGGATTTGACGTTCTTCTTCGTTTTTTGGTTTAATGTCTTCTACACCTTCTTCTACTGATTCATTTGTATTTTTATACCACCATTTGATAGCATCGTAGTATGCTTTCCAGTTACCACCTTGTGCCATTAAGTCACGACGACCTAGTTCGCTGGTGTGATATAAGTATGCTTCTTTTTCAAACTCTGGTCCGTCTGGATCTAAGCCTGGTTTGATTTTACTAGCAATAGTCTTTGTTATGTAGTCACGTGTAGCCGCTGGCTTCTCGTCTTCTGATAAAGAAACACCAACGTCAGAGTTGGTGCTTGTTTCTTGTTCTTTTAAATAGTCTTTAAGCGTTTTCATCTTTTTTAACTTCCGAAAGAATGTTTTGATATTCGTCCCATAGGCTTTCTTCTAGATTTTCTTCTTCTAGTGCCATTGGATTGTCGCCACCTGCAACTTTTGGATGTGCTTTTTTCTCTCTGTGTAAATCACTACCACTTGGTACTGCGGCACTTACTGGTGCCACCTGTTCATCAGGAGTATTAGCATATTCAACGTCACGTTCTTCCTCTAAATCTTCTTCCATTCCACATGGTGTTTCTTGTTCTGGTTGTGCTTGTATTACTATTGGTGGCATACCTGCTAACTTTCTAGCAAGATTAATAACATCTTCTGCACCTGTTGCACTAATGTTTAGATTAACATCTTCATTAATGCTTTCTTCTACCTTGTATGTTTTACCGTCTACTTCAAACTCTTTTTTGCCGTCTTTCTTAGCCTGTGCTAGAGCGCCTGAAAATTCGTTGCCTTCTTCTACATCATCTTCATTTAGGCCAACTGCTGATAAGAATCTTGCTTTATCAAATCTTGGATTTTGTTTAGCAAATGTGTCGGCATGATGATTAGCAAGTTCTTTTTTCTTATCTTCATCTTCAATGTTTTTTAATAAGTCTGCAACCATTTGGAAATCTTTACGTGTTGGGCCTTCTTCTAATTTTTCTTCGTCCATTGGTACATCAACATCACGCTCAGCCCACTGTTCCTCAGCGTCTTCTATAGCCGCCATTAGTGCTTCGTGATGCTCACTACCACCTGGAGCAACCATTTCTGAGCACCATTCGTCTGTTAGTTTGTTGTTGCCATCACCATTGCATGTTGCTTTTAATGATTTAGAATCTACAACTGGCTTGCCATCAACTACATTTGCTGTGTATTGAATATGTCCATATCCTGGTTCCCCATCGTCACCAGCAAATTCATATTCTAGCTCACCTTCAAATGAGTTTGGATCAAATCCTTCTTTCTTGACTTTAACATCATCAACAAAGTCTTTAGTTTTGTTACCACCAACTTTTTCAGCAATATTAGCAAGTCTAGTAAGTTCTGCTAACTCTTCTTCAATATCAACAGTTTCTTCTTTTTGTTGCTCTGCTAGTTCTTTTTGATAGTGGTCCCAAGCTTCTTCGTTTGTGTATATTGGATGGTTACGAAGTTCTTTGTTTTCTTCTAATGTATTTTTAGACGTGTTCTCGTCAAGTTCATCTTTGTCATCTTCCGGGCCTGCACCATACTTACCGCTTGGTGCTGAGTGTTTAATACCTTTTTCAGTCTTTGTGACTGTACCGCCATCCGCAGTTTTATAAGTATCTCCCGGCTCCGCAAGTTTATCAAAACTATCTTTATCACTAAATTGTCTTTCGTCTAACTGTTGGTTTTCTTCAGCAACAAAATCCTCATACTTTTTAGCAAGTGAATTAACAGCCTGCGTAATTGTTCCACGTGGCTCAACATTTTCTACTTTAACTGTTTCTACAGTCTCGGCTGTGTCCTGTGGTGTTAATGAATTAATTTTTGCTAAAATATCATATATATTGTTGCTCATAACTTATAACCTTATTTTGCTTTTGGTATTGCGTTCTGTTTGCTACCCACTGGGCTGTCTGTACCTTCCGGTAAGTCATTAGTAGTAGCGCCGTCGGATGATTCGTTTCCAGCAATTTCTGCTTTAGGTGAAAGTTCTTTTAAAATACTTTCTTTCTTAGCATATCCTTCACTGGCTTCTTTTTGTTCTTTAGTAGTCTCAGGTAATTCTTCTTCTAATACAGAAGCACCTTTTTCGTATTGGCGTAGTTCACCTTCACCATTTCTCCAAAGTTCTTCTGGATGGTTTGTAGGCACAACTGAAATACATGCTGGTGAAATACCTGTACGTTCACTAATCAATGCTCTAAGTACATCGCTTTGAACTGGGTATGTTAATATTGTTTCCATTACCCAAATCTCAGGATTTTTCATACTTGGAAAGTCAATTGACTCTTCATTGATTGGAAGTGACTTAGGTTTAGTAACACTGTCTAAACCATATTTGTCAAAACACGCTTCTAGACAATCCATATGTTCTTCTGGATTGCAGTTAGCGAACTTAACTTTAAATTCGTATGTTTTTTGAGACTCTGTTAAGTATTGTGTAAATGTTTTCATGTCTGGATCCTATATAGTGTTATTTATGCAAAAACAGTAATTATTTGTCCTTGTCTTTGCCTAATATCTGCTTTAATAACTCATTACGGTCAAGTACTACTCCTTGTCCATCTTCAGCATCAATTAGTTTTTCACCATCTGTTTGTTTGGTCTGATGATCTAATCTCATTTTTTTAAGTTGTAGATCAACCATCTGTAGTTTTTTCTTAAGTTTTGCTTCTTTTGCTGTAATAGCATGTCCTAGTAAAGTACCTGCTGTTGCTAGAATATGCCCACTATAACGTGCTTCTACATTCATACCTAAATCAATTAGGTCTTGGAACTTTTCTTTTGCTAATGCACTTAGTTCATCAAGTTCTTGATCACTTGAATCTAAATCCCTGACACCCGGAAGTGCGGCATCAATTTTATCTATTGCTTGATCAACTTCTTTTATAATAGCTGAATTTTGTTCAATAGTTTGTTTTGACTCTACTTCAGATACAGTACTATCGGTGTCAGCGTTTTCCGTATTTTCCTCTGCTTCTGGTAGATTAAAAAGTTCTTCTAGTTTTTTTGTCATAGTAAATTATTTACCGTTTAGTATTTTTGAAGATATCATATTCGGTTACTACTCTAAATGTCATTCCGTTGGCTTTTGCCCAGCTCTGAGCCGCGGCCCATTTAGCCATATTAATAGCAACACTTAGTTTATCTTTATAACTTTTGGCAGATTCCATAGTAGTTTCTGTACTTGGTTTTATTTCAATAAGCTCTGTGTGTCTACGTTGATTTTTATCTAAATAAACTATAAGAAAGTCAGGTACATATATTGTTTGCTTACCTTGTACAGGATTGAAATATGGTATTTGTAAACTCTCACTTGCCCAATTGATTATAGCAGGATTGTTATCACAGAATTGACAGAAGGTAAATTCCCAACTACTTCTATATGTTGGAGCTCGTTTGCCAACATATTTTTCGGGATTTTTTATAGTGTATTTTCCTTGGGCATACTTACTCATTTAACTGCCTAAGGTAAAATGGTTCTGACTACATACTTACTCTGTTGAGGATTGTTAGATAGCCCTAATAAACTTGTTCCTTTGCGATTGATGTTTAGGAACATTGTTAGATATGCGTTTAGTTCACCATCTGGTAGTTTTCTAAACTCATCTATTAGACTCATTGGTTCTAACCCTTGTCTATGGGCAGTGTATAAAACTGTACCTGCTAACGTTCTGCCTGTTTCAGCATCACCGGTCAGTTTTTGAAAATATGCAATAACTGCATCATTATCATCTTGAGTAGTATTAAATGATTGTTCAAAGAATTTTTCAAAGTATTCTTTAGTTTCATTTTTATCGTTTGATGGTGGTAAATTTCCAAATTTCATAATATTAGTTATTTCCGCCTAGAATATTCAATGAAGAAGTTGATGATGATTTTGATAGTCCATCTTGTATACTTGATCTGGTTGGTACAAATATTGAACTTTGTGTGTTTCTACCTTTAAGAACGTTAGTTGCTGTTTGTGCTAACTCACCACTAGCAACTGATTTCAAATCTGCATTTTTAAAGTTACTGAATGTTCGTAATGCACCCAACCCTGCGGCACCAAAGTTTCCTGAACTAAAGTTACTAGTTACCGAACCTATACCGTCTACTAGTCCACCTGGGCCTAAAATACTTGTTGTTCCACCACCTAATGCTGTAAGTGGACTTGGTCCTTTATCGTAATGTAATTCACCAAAGCCAACTACTTGTCCAGCATTTACTGGACCTTGTTCATATAACACTGTTTCATACTCAACTGTCATAGTATGTTCAACCGGTACATATTCACCAGCAGTATGTTCACCGTGTGTAAAGTTTGTAATAGTAGGACGCATTAATATATATGAACTAAATGCTTTCTGATGTAAACTATATATTCTAATTGCTTTAATATAGTTTTGTGCGTCTCCACCTTGTAAAGGAGTAAAACCCCAATTTTGTTGTTGTCTTTGTTTATATTTGTGATCCTGATGATAACTCGATTCTACATGATCGCTGTCTCTATAGTAGTATGAATAGTAGTCGTACCAAAACTTTCTTACTAGGTCAGCACTGTCATCATGGAATGCCATTGTTACCGGAGCATATTGTATTCTTTCTTGTTGAATATTTTTTCTATTATAAGCATTGTGTGTTTGTGTTTGTACTTGAAAACTAGGTAACTGTACTCTCTTAGCCATCATACCTATTTCAATTTGGCTTCCTGAATCAACCGCTGTTACTTGTTCATTAAGATCAACAAACACATGATACAAACTGCCAATCTTAGGACTAAGTCTATATAAACTATCAACAAAGAGTCGAGAGGCATGGCGCCAATCTCTGATTTCATCTCCAGATGATAATTGTTTTAAAAACTGATTAAATATTCCGCCGAGCATACTAGTATTTATCCATAAAAAAAGGCCTGGTTTTTAATGCCAAGCCTTTTTAAGTTTCGTTTAACTGTTAGCCAGTAACTACTTCACCTAGTGTTCTAGCTAAAGTTGATCCAATACCACTGCCTACTGGAGTTTGGATAGCGTTATCATATCTAATTGTTAACTGAATTGTCATCGGATCGTTTGTTGCATAATTAGCATCACTGTAATCAGCGTTAATTAAGTAACAACCATACATTTCCCATGTTTCTAACACTGTTGGTTCATTGTTACCGTTACCACCGTCTAACACTTCAAAGTTAGTTTGGAATTTATAGTCAATGCCTGATGAAGCACTAGACTGTTCCATAAAGTCAAATTGTTTCTGTAATTGCTCACCAACACGTTTAGAAACTTCGCCACCTGCGTCATCACGTAGTTGACATGTAACAGTTTCCCAAACTGGTTTACCTGCTAGGTAAACACGTGAGTTATAAATTGGAAGTTCAATTGGCTCAAAAGATAATGTTGGTCTTTTAAAGTCAATAACCTGTTTTGTAAGTTCTGTTGAAGGCTGACTAACACCAAAGTTTAAAAAGCTCACTCTAAAGCGAAACTTTAATTTTGGCATTAACAAACCTTGTGAACTAGCACTTTGGTCTGTACTTAACGGAACTGTAAATCTGCTTAATGACGATGTTGCCATTTTAAATTTCCTTTAATAAATTGTTCTTGTTACTAATATTTATTGGTTTTTCTAACATATTTGGGGAGAAATATTCTCCCCATTATATGCGTATATTATCTTAGGCACCACCTAATGCTAAGTCTGCACCAGTATTTCTAATTCTAACTGGAATGTATACAAACTCAATTGCTTTAACTGGTTTAATAGCAATATCAACATAAAGTTCATATCTATCAATACGATCTGGTGTGTTGTTAGTTTCATCACAAACAACTAGATAATCGTAAATACCACGTTTAGCAACCACATCATTAAGTACTGATTCAAATGCCGCTTGTACCTGACGACGTGTAATATAATCATTTGGTTCAAAGATGTATGGTCTTGCTACTTTATCAAGTACCAATCTCAAGTAAGCAACCAATCTTGCTACGTTAACACGATCCATTGCTGATGTTTGTGCCGCTCTAGTCTTCTGACCATAAGCAACTAAACCAACACCTGGTAATTGTGTTAATGGGTTAACTTTACCTTCGTATAATACATCACGTAAGCCTTGTGTTACACCAATACTCTTAAATACTGACGCATCGTTAATGTCAACATAACCAATTGCTGTTGAGTTATCAATTAAGCCACGACGTACACCAGCTGGTGCAAACCATGGGTAACTCTGATCATCACTTCTGATGTATGTTCTTAACATCATGTGTGATGCCGGAACAACAACTGATTCACCATCTAAGTTTGTTGTGAAACCTGATGGGTAATAAACACCTAAGTATTCACTGTTACTTACAAGACCATCTGTACCATTGTCTGTTGCAAGATTACTGTTTTTACTCCACTGTTCAAGTGTTGTAGAAGTACTTGCTAATGATAATGGACTATCACCAATGATAAACGCTGTTTGTTTTCTATCATTGTTAAGTGTAATCATGTTTTGGATCAACTCTGGATAGCCTGGAGCAACAATTAAGTTAAACTGTGTTTGCTCTTCACGTAAATCAATACTTGCTTCAATTGCTGATTTCATTGCTTCAACAACTGTGTTACGTTGTGCTTTATGTCCAAAGTATGGAACACCATCACTATCAATACCACTATGTGATACCCATGTTGCTAGTATTGTTGGAGGTGTATCAGCATCTGCGTGCCATGTACTTTCAAAACGTTTTACATTGTAGCCTGAACGTCTTGTGTTGAATAATAAAGTACCACGAGCGTACAATTTATAGTCAGGTGCGTCTGGGTCTAAATAATCACTGTTTGATAAATCTTTAATTGTTGGTTTAGTATCAACAACTGGATTTGTTGTGCCGTTAGTTGCCCAACGTGCATCTGCAAATAAGACACCATCTGTACTTATTTGATCAGTGTTATCAATCAATTCCCACTCACTACCTGTGTAACGTTTAATTACTGGATAGTTTTCTAAATCACTTGTGTCAATCCATATGTCACCTGCAACAATAGCTGATTCATCACTTTGTGCAGTTGGTTGACTTGCACTTAAGATCGGACCTGCTGGATCTGTTAATGATAAGTCATAACCTCTACTATCATTGGTTACATTATGATAACCTTTCCAACCATTACCATCATGAATCATAATATCAACTTCAGTTGCTGTATTATAGTACCATAATGTATCATCAGCTGGATTTGTAAATGGTTCTGTAGATGAGTATGAATATGTTAATGCTCTAAATGGACTTGCTAAGAAAGTCACGTTTGCACTTACAACTTGGATACTTGGATCATCATCAAGACCTGCGTCTTGCACTGGTGTACCAACTGTTTGTGTAAGTGTAATAGTACCACCTGATAAGTGACTAATACTAATAGCACCACTTGATTCAACTGCCGCTACTACGTTTGGAACATTTGCCGCTAATACGTCAGCAACAAATTGTTGTGCTGTAGTGCCAGTTAATGTAACTGTTGCACTGCTTACACCAGATGAGCCAGGAACACTAGCATCAATTGTAAATGCATCATTTGTAGTAAACACTATTGGGCTACTTGGTACTGTACCTGTAATTTTTAAAGCACCTGTATTGTTCTTTTTGTATAATTGGAATGTAGCAGTACCATCTGTTAATACATTATAACGTACATATACAGCGTTAGTACTGATATTACCACCGCCACCAACTGGATCAAGACCGAATATAGCCGCTCTATCACTTGCATATAATGGTGCAGTTTGTAACGCCCATGTATCTAAATTACTGCTGTATTCTTTAACAGCCCAATTAGCACCATTACCTGTAGCACTAGTTTTAAACCATACACTACCGTTTGGTCTTGGTGTTACGTCTGAATCTTTCCATGCTGGAGCACTTCTGTAGTCATCAAATGCAATAGTTGGTCCATTAACTGTTTTAACGTTTGCTGACCCATCTGCTGTTACAAATAAACCTAGTTTATCTGCCGCATCAGTACCACCAATAGTTGTACCTTTAGCAATTTTTAATAGGCCGTCTGCTGTAGAACCATCACTTTCGCCAAGTGCGTTAACATAAACTTGTAACTCACCAGCGGCACTTACTGTAGCACTAACACCATCAATTGACGCACCGTTAATATCACTAGCAACAGAAGTTACTGTTGTACCAGTTAATGTAACGTTAGTTTGGTTGATAACCATTTTATCACCAATAACTAAGTCAGTTGGGTTACCTACTGTACCTGTAAGTGCAGGAACTGCATCTTTCCAATCTTCACTACCTACTAATACCCATGTGTTATCATAACGTTTGAAATATACTGGATTGAAAGAGCTAGTTGCTACTAAAGCATAAGAACCAATAGCACCATATGAGCTTAATGGAACGCCTGCTGATAAGTAATCTGTGTTTGTAATTACGTCTGGAGTTTTTAATGAAAAGCCTGTTTCAGTTTTTTCATAGATACCCCAGTTAGTGTCTGATAAGTCTAACCAGTATGTTCCGTCACTAGCAGAACCTGTTGGACGAATTGCTGTACCATCTAATTCAGCTAAGTTAACATCTGCACGTTGAATGTATACTCTGTTAGCAACACCTAACGCACTGTATGCTGTTAGTAGACCATATTCATTAAGTTCATGTGCATGAATTGGATTGTCACTAGCATCTGTTTTAAATATTGGTTGTCCAAATAAGTTAGTTAATTCACGTTGTGAAGTCACTGTTGTTAGTTTAGTTGCATTTGCTTTTGTTGTACCAGTTGCAACTGAACCACTTGGATTTTTCTTGTCTTGTGCAGTTGCTAATAAAACGTATGCAACTGTACCTACTGCGGTTGGGGTATATTGACTTTCATCAATTACGCTAACCTGTACTCCTGGTGATATGAGTGCCATCTTTTTATTCCTTTAACGAAACTATTATTGTATTAATACTTTATTATATTTATGATATTTGGCTAAAAAGTAGCCTATAAGATACCTTTGCAAAGGTCCATATAAATAAGTATATGAAAAACCGTCCTCTATGCCAGGCATGCCACAAAAGACCGTGTGCTATTAACTATAAAAAGGTGAATATAACGCATTATCGCAGTCGTTGTAGTCATTGTATTCGGTTGGAAAGAGGTATTAAATCACCTAAACCCAGATGGATGGATTCTGGATATCGTAAGAAAACATCATGTGAAAAATGTGGGTTTACAGCCAAATATAAAGAACAATTATTTGTTTATCATTTAGATGGAAATCTAAATAATGTTGATCCTTTTAATCTTAGAACAATTTGTTCTAACTGTCAGTATGTAGTTGCTCGTGAAGAGATTGGATGGAAACAGGGCGATCTTGTTCCTGACTATTAAAATCAAACAAGTCCTCTACTTTATTATATAAATCATCAAGTGTTGTGTTATTTGTTAAAACAGCGTCAAACTCTTGTCCTACCCAACTATATTCACTAGGATGTACACCTTTACTCTCTAGTTGTCCTCTGCTTAGAGCCCATGTCATGTTACGCTTAGGTCCTTTATTATATTGTACAGCCGCATCATACCACTCTGGTTCAGGACCACGTTTAACTCTGATACACTGTCCACCAGCGGCACGTATTGCTTTTAGTTCATTGGGAAAACGACAGTCTGTAATTACTATGTCGTCTGTTGATTTTGCCAGTCTGTTTTCTAAACTAGCAATCCACATGTCATCATGAAATCCGTTACGGACCACTTCTGTACCAAAGTATTGTAGGACCCATCTAGGAGTAAGATCGGGCATGTCTAAACGTTCTGCCCACCACGCATCTACTTGTTCACGCCATAAACGGCTCTGCTTTGATCTACCTTCAAGCATTTCACGATCCCAATTAAAAGCGGACGCTACAGCATCTTTAAGACTGTTGGCAAAACTTTCTCTTTTAAATCCGTGAACGTTAACTAGATAATCAGCAATGGTGTCTTTACCACTGCCCATGAAACCGCAGATACCTATAATAGTTGACATAATTTCTCCTGAGTGAACTTATATTTTAACTAATATATAGGAGAGTGTCAAGTAATCTGATTAACCAATCAACCAAGTTAAAGGTGAACCACCATCCATATATTGAGAAATTTCTAAGTCTAATTTATCTTGAAGTGTAAACCCTTCTTGTTTTAATGCTGTTCCGTTTAATGCTGTACCGCCTTGTGGTCCTGCAATACTAGCAAATTTTTCACGTGCTTGACCTATGGATATCATAACCATAGCATAAGCGTATTCTTGAATCCACGGATATACTTGTGGATCATTTAATAACATTACATCAGGTTTATAATTATATGTGTGCAATAGAACTGTCTCGTATGCTTCACTTGATGGATTTGCTCCCATGCTTGGGATTTTTCTAACCAATGTTAATTTTTTACTTACTTTATTCCATGTAAAGTTCATAAATCCGCCAAACATACGCATAGCCATTTCTTGATATTGTGTAAACAATTCGTAGTTTGCCATACCACCTACTCTACCTGCTACTAGCATGTAAGTATTAATGTATCCTGTAGCAAATGGTTCAAATTGACTGGCGGTGGTGCCAGTGGTACTACCAATACCTCGACGATATATTTGTTTAACGTCTATTACTTCTTGTGGTAAGATATATTCTTGAGTTTCTGGATAAATGTCTAAAAAGGCATAACTTTCTTCAACGGCATTTGAACTACGTTGTCTATATCGATGAAAGGCTTGTTTGATTCCCATATCAAAATGTTCTTGATCAGCTTCAACATCAACTATACCATCACCCAGTCTTAGACGGACGTAATTTATAATTTCGTTTCTTTTTTCAGTACTGGTTATTAAACTGCTAGAATCAAAGTTGATAGGACCAGCGCCACTACCAACGTTTGCATCATACAGATTATCAGATTGTATTGCTAGATTTGCAGTTAAATTTGGTTTTAATGTAGCCATTCATAAATACCTTTTATTTTTAGTATTTATGTTTCTTTTTAGATAACTTTCAATAATATAGTATCTGCGTTGATACGTCCAGTAAGTTTAGTATCTGTTGTTTTGATATTTTCTAAAAACTTACGCAGTTGTACTTTGTTAGAACCTAAAAAGTCTTTTAACTGCTGTTCTGGTTTACGTAGAGTTTTTTGTACGCTTTGACTTTCATCGTATCCTATGATACTTGTTCCTTTAACACTTAACGTTGTTTGATGTGGATCAGCAACATAGCGACCTAGTTTACGTGTTTTAAT